CTATTTATCGGAAGGTTTATCTTGCTGCGGTTTGTTGTTGACCATATCGCACAACATAGAGAGCAGCATTAACCGTACTTTAAAGGGAGAATGACTAAACACGCGCATACACCTCTTGAACTCATTCATAAGACCTCCTGACTTGCTAATCCCGTCGATCCTTGAGGGATGATTGCATTACATACAGATATAGCACAGGCTATATTATAAAGCATCAACTATCTACGAAAAACAATAACTTACAGTGTTATCAATAAGTTACGTTAGTTAATATCTGTGAGTATTCGGCAGTATTTCTAAGCTGTCGCGACATTTTTGCGACATTTTAAGGGGTTAAGTCGCACGGCATCTTCAAGGTGGCTTGGGGCGAAATGGGCATAACGCATTGTCATAGTGATGTCAGCGTGGCCGAGAATTTTTTGCAGAACCAGAATGTTTCCGCCGTTCATCATAAAGTGGCTGGCAAATGTATGGCGCAGTACATGGGTAAGCTGGCCGGAGGGGAGTTCAATGCCTGCACGTTCCAGAGCAGAGCGGAAAGCGTTGTAGCAGGGCTTGGGGAACAGAGCGCCTTTTGTTTCAGGTAATTCGGACAGAAGTTCATCATCAAGGGGAATTGTTCTGTTGCGCTTCCCTTTGGTTTTGACGAACGTGACTTTACCCCCGGCGATCTGGGAGCTTTTCAGCGTTGCCGCCTCATTCCACCTTGCGCCGGTAGCAAGGCAGATTTTGACAACTAATTCTAGGTACTTAACTTTACTTCGTTTGCATTCCAGTAAAAGCCGATCAATTTCTTCGGTAGTGAGGAAAGCCATTTCGGTTTCATCAGTACGATACTGTCTGACGTTTTCTAGTGGGTTGGGTGCTGACCATTCACCAATCCGTTTCAGCTCGTTGAACATAGCCAGGAAGTAAGCATGTTCAAGGTTCATAGTTTTCGGGGAAACCTTAGATACTCTGTTGGTACGGGCATAATGCCCATCCAGCCTTTTAGCGCGGTAGGCTGTGAACAACTGGGCATTAAATTCTGTGGCCAGCGGGAATCCCATGCATTCCGCCGCCCAGGTCATAGCATTTTTACGCTTTTCGCCATTGCTCAAAGCTACGCCGTGGCGTTCATACCACATTGTTATCAGATCTATTAAAGTTCGCTTGTCCTTCCCTTCACCCAGCCACGGAGCTGCGTCTACTTTCTGAAGCGTATGGTTTTCGAATGCCAGGGCTTCCCCTTTCGTGGCAAATTTTTTACGTATACGCTTCCCGTTCTTGCCATTACTGCGGTTGACGGTGTAGAAGTCGGCGATCCATTCGCCTGTAGGAAGTTTACGAACGCTCATTTTATTTTATCGTCAGAACAACGCGGCCTATGATTTTTATGTCGTCAATTCCGCAATCAAATGCCATACCAACACCGCTAACTCTGACTTTTCGTACCGGAATCCGTGTAAGAGTGCGGACGCTTGTTTTTCCTTCAACTTCAACCAACCAATCATCGTCATAAACTTCAGAATAAGACTGGTCAACAATGTACTGAACAAGGCCATCCAGAACACAAATCGGTTGTTGCGGTAAGGGCTTACCAGGCAGGAAGATGACTTTATCAAGCATAAGTGTGCCAGCGTCATAGAGTTGGCCATCAACAATCTTGCTGCGCGGTATTTTGAGTATGTCTAATTCATCATCATTAAATTTACGTCCCTGTCCTGTCGCCAGCCACTCCAGATTAGCGCCTGTTTCGGCTACACATTTCACGACAATGTCTGCCGGGAAAACTCCACGCTTGTAGCGTGAAGAAAGAGAACTGGCTGCCATGTCCAGATGTTCCGCGAGCTGTAACTTCTGCGTAAATCCGTAAGCCTCGATCACCCTGTCAAGAATCGGTGTGCTATCTACGTTTAGGTCGATTTTAAATGTGCTCATAGCGAATCCATAAGTCTCGATTCGAGAAATTAAAATTGACACTTCTCGAAACGCGAATTAATCTGGCTCCATATTTCGAATGTTGCCTTATATAACCCTGTATTGCCGTACAGGTTAACTTGTGGAGTTTGCCTCATGCGTCCGAACATTACAATCATCATCCCTGAGCCATACCTGCCTTTAGACGAGTATTGCCGCCGTACTGGTACCAACAAAGAAACCGCCAGGAACCTGATCGAATACGGGAAATTACCTATTAAGCCGAAGGGTAAGCAGAAGAAAGGCTTGGTCGAAGTCAACATGGCCGCGCTCACTATTCAGGCTTTAAGCGAATGTGACATTTCGCTTAACGCGTAATCCATCCTACGGATTCGGGAGAGGCAAACAATGTTTGATTACCAGACCTCTAAACATGCGCACTTTGATGCGGCTTGCCGAGCATTTGCAATTGAGCACAATCTTGAAGATGTGGCCGCTGCCGTTGGTATGAGGCCGCAGATCCTGCGCAACAAACTGAACCCAGCACAACCGCACCGCCTGACCTGTGATGAGCTTTTGGCTATCACGGATTACACCGAAGATGCGCGTTTGCTTGATGGGATGTTAGGTCAGATTAACTGCCTTCCATCCGTGCCGGTGAACAATGCCACAGAAGGCAACATGCAGTTGTGCGCACTGAGTGCCACAGCCAGTGTGGGCGCGATTGCTGGGGAAGCCGTATCAACTGGCTATATGACTGCCGCCCGCCGTACTCAAATTCTGGATCGTGCCCGCGATGCAATCCGTAGCTTATCCGTGCTGGCTTATACCGTTGAAAGCCGTATTCACTCTGCGCCTGTTCTGGCTGCGGCGGTGGAGCTGGTCACAACCAACGCCACCGGCCTGATGTGAGGGAACACCATGAAAGCGTTTGTCACTTACCTGAAAAAAGAATCACCAGCCATGCAGTTGCCGAGTGGTTCAACGGGCTGGATAGAACTGCCAAACGGTCAGCGCTGGAACCCTGGCCACATGTACAAATTCAATGGCCAGCAGCCGCGCCGCCCGTGGGGGCGTCGTCTGATGGGACTATAGGGGGCGTTATGGCGATTAGCCAGGAACAGCAAAAGCGCGGGCTGGAGCATTTAAAACAGATCCGCCGCAAATACTTCAACGAAAGCAGCGAGGCCGCTGAATGGTGGGACAACTTAACACCGGAGTGGCGCGGCGTGGTGCTTCATGCTGCTGCGGTTACTTCTGGTTCCGGGGCATTTAAAGCCCACTTAAGCAAATGTTGCTGGCGTGAGATTTATGAACGCCTGGGCTATCGGGACATGATTCAACTGCGCCAGGGCATTTCACGGGCGCGGTTAACGTTTGAAGGTTTCGGCAGTTTACGTGACAGCGATTTTTCAAAGCGCACCGCGAACCGCCCGATCAAAAAGGCACATCCAATTTATAGCAGTAGTGGGGTACAGATGGTGATTGCACCTCATATCGTCCATAAGTTCCAGCAACAGGGGAATCACTAATGACCATTATTTCCGTTGAGGGTAAATCGTTGGGGGCTGAACTGGCTGTGTGGGGTGTCCCGCATAACTACGCTGTAGTGTTTACAGAGAAAAGCACCAGTAAAAATGGCCGCATCGCTTTGCATCCGTTCTTCTTCAATGACACCGAGCACATGACGAATCCGCGTCACTGGCTGGCGATCAATGCCGCTTTCTGGTGCTGCGTGTATCGCGAAGCGGAAAGCAAAGAAGCCCAGATAGAAGCGCTGGCGGGGATTCGTGCGATTTTCTATACAGCCGGGGCGCTGGGAGTTGGCGAGATAAATGCACTGATCCAGGAGTGGTGGCGGACAACCTATGAACTGCACCTGATTCCGGTACCGAACTACTCAGCTGCCACAGTACACCCCACTTTTCACTAATTAACCGCCTGAATTTTTTGGCCATGTTTCAAGTGGCCGGGGATTCTTTTGCCTTAAGGAAACCAAAATGCATATGACACGTCAGGATTTACCCGCAACAAAATCAGTCACTGACCTGCTGGCAATGCTCACCAAAGCCACGCAGGAAGGTAAAGCCGCTGCTGCTGATTTGTGTTCCACCCGTCTGAATAAGCTGGCCACCCATGCAGCCAATGAAGGTTTAAGCGCAACGGAAATCGTTGAGTTGATCCGCGAAGAAGCCGCGGCGATTTGCAGCAAAGGCGGTGCGGCATGGCAATAAAAACTCCGCTTAAATGGGTGGGCAGCAAAGCCCGCATTATGCCTATGCTGCGTCCGCACCTTCCAGAAGGTAAACGCCTGGTTGAACCGTTCGCAGGTTCCTGCGCTGTCATGATGAATACGGATTATGACGAGTATCTGATCGCAGATGTGAATCCTGATCTGGTTAATCTTTATAAGGCGATGGCGTATCACACTGATGCGCTGCTGAATGAGCTGGAGATCCTGTTTACTGCCGGTTCGTTAGGTGATGAAGAAAGCCGTGCCATTTTCTATTACGCAGTGCGTGATGCTTTCAATCTTTCTGGTGGTAAGGCCGGTTCTGAATCTGTTGAAAATGCTGCGCGTTTCCTGTACCTGAATCGCCACTGCTTCAATGGCCTGTGCCGGTATAATCGCCGAGGCCAGTTCAACGTCCCGTTCGGTAAGTACAAAAAGCCTTATTTTCCCGCTGATGAAATCCGTGCCTTTGCTGAAAAAGCGAAACGCGCAACGTTCATTACTGCCCACTATTCAGAAACGCTCGATTTGGTTCGGGACGGGAATGACGTTGTTTACTGTGATCCGCCTTATCTGACTGAAAGCGACAATTTCACCGCTTACCATGAGCGCGGTTTTTCGCACATGGATCAGGGGAGGCTGGCGCGTAAGTTGCGCCGTCTGGCCAGAAAAGGTGTGCCGGTTGTGGCCTCTAATGCCGATCTGGAAATGGTGCATTACCTGTACGCCGGATTTGAAGCCGTTCGCATTAATGCCCCACGTAGTGTTGGTGCCGCAGCTGCAAGCCAGAAAGTTGCCGCAGAGTTAATTCTGAAGTCGCCGCTTGGTTCTATAGCGATGGCCTGCGCATGACTCCTGTCGCCAATGGCCAACATCACGCCGTCGATACCTGGCGGCGTGAAACGTTCGCACCGGGTACACCTACAGACGCCACGCTCACTGAGCGCCGCCTGTGGGCGGTTAACCCGCAGGATTACGAATGGCGCTCACAGTACCTTCATGAGATACCCGACTGGTTAGCCGGGTATTTTGGCCGTCGTTACGAAAAGCTGTTTGCTGGTCGTGACGGGCGTCGCCGTGCCAATACATTCCTGCGCCAGACTATCGGCGGGAGTGTATTGCCACGTCTGCGCAAAGTGGCTGCGCGTTACTCGCTGGCCGCTGACGCTGCTGATCTTCCTTTTGGTAAGTCGCTGGAGCGCTTGCCGTCACTAGACCGTCCTGATCTTAAAAAACTGGCTGGCCAGGTATCTGGTTGGATTTCCCAGTCACTTTATGACTTCACCGAACAGTTTGACTCTGGCACTGACGACGCCAGAGAGCTGCATCGCCGCACCTTGGAATCATACCGCCATCTTTGCGCGGGTTGCCTGATGCTGAATAACCAGCCGCCGTACTGGGCTGAACATGAGGCCAATGAAGGTCAACTGGAAATGCGTAAGGCGGAATCCGGGATACTGCGCATGATGGCGCCGGAATGGTGGTACCTACGTCTTAAACGTGCGCGTGATATGCAGCGCGAACATATGGCCATCGCGGTGGGACAGGTACAAAAAGCGGCCAGCGCTTATGTATCCCGCAAAACACTGGACGAATGGATAGACCAGAAAAAGCGGAATCTGGAGTTCTTTAAAAAGTTTGATCTGCTGAATGATGAGGGGCTGCGCATTGCACTGGACAGCATGGTGCACCGCAGCGTTGCAAATCCGGCGATCCGTCGATGTGAACTAATGGTAAGAATGCGAGGGTTTGAAGATATGGCCAATGAAGAAGGGCTGGCCGGTGAGTTTTACACCATCACCGCGCCATCACGTTTCCACGCAGTGCACAGCAAAGGTGGCTTTGTATCGCAATGGGATGGATGTACGCCGCAGGATACCCAGCGCTATTTATGCGGCGTATGGGCAAAAGCACGCGCAGCGATCTCGCGTGCGGGTATTCATGTATTTGGGTTTCGGGTTGTTGAGCCTCACCATGACGGGACACCGCACTGGCATATGTTGCTTTTTATGCGTCCGCATGACGTGGACACGGTACGCGATATTCTTTGCTATCACGCCAGAATTACCGATTCTGAAGAACTGCAATCTGAAAAGGCGCTGAAGGCGCGTTTTCATGTTGAAGCTATCGATCCCGCCAAAGGTTCGGCCACGGGCTACATCGCGAAATACATTTCAAAAAATATTGATGGTTTTGCGCTGGATGGTGAGCATGACGAAGAAACCGGCGAAAACCTGCGTGATATGGCTAAGTCCGTTTCTGCATGGGCTTCACGCTGGCGTATTCGTCAGTTTCAGCAGATTGGTGGTGCGCCGGTAACTGTCTGGCGTGAGCTGCGTCGGTTGCGGGATCAGGTGCTGACCGATCGCAGAATGGATGCGGTTCTGGCCGCTGCTGATGTCGGGGACTGGGCTGCATATACCCAGGCGCAGGGCGGTGCACTGGTTGCCCGCCGTGATCTGGTTGTTCGTCTGGCCTATGAAATTACGGAACAGGGCAACGAGTATGCAGAGGACGTGCAGCGCATACAGGGGGTTTATTCTCCTTTGGTTCCTGATTCAGAAGTTTGCACCCGTCTGGTTAAGTGGCAAAAGGTTGCGAAGTTGGCCGAAGCGCCAGCGGAGGCGGGTTTTTCTGGCGGCAACGCCGCCCCTTGGAGTTCTGTCAATAACTGTACGGAGGGGGGAACCCGCAGACGGTTAAAACTGGAATTACGCAGTCGGGGTTTTGATGGTTCTGATGAAGAAATAGCCATTCTCTTGCGGGGTAGTGGTTTGAGATTTGGTCAGGGCGCTCTGATTTACCGCAACGGGCGGCTTAAAGAGACTCAAAACGAGCCATTGCAGGAACTGTGGCCGGGGTGGTTATAGCGGTGTAATTATGTGAAAGGCATTCATTTGTCAGTAGATGGCAGGAAATTAAATTTCACAATTCGTGCTTTAAGGTGTACTGTATGTATATCCAGTTATTTATTGCTTGTGGGGGCTAAATGGATCTTTTGGAGGCGTCGGCACAGCTGGAACGCATTGAGTTATTGGCCAAAATTGCCCATGTTTACGAAAGTAACCAGAGAGAAAAAACAATCGCTTTGGCCTGGATTGGAGAGCTTGCGGGAGAGGTTCGCGAAATAGTTAAAAAGGAAGGGCAACGCCCCCAGAATGGGGGCATTTCAGGCGGCGGGAGTCGCTTTCAGTAGGTCTAATGCCATCTGGCGCTGATCGGGTGAAAGTGCATTCAGTATTTTTTGCACCATCGCATCACCCGTTTTAGCGCTGGGGCTGAGAGTGTGGGAGAACGTCAGATTCATAACAAACGTGTGGCCACACTCAACATCTGAACAGGCACAGTAAATATCGGCAATCTGCCGGTGCTTCCTGTTTGTTTTACGAATAACAGCCTTTGAGCCGCATTCCGGGCATTCGATTTTCAGAACTCGCATATTCCATGCTCCAGCTGTTAAATGATGCCTGGATTTTAGCCTCTTTCGCCTCATGCCGCACCCTTATCCGTTGATTCTGTGTAACTTAAATCAAAGTTAAGGTGTAGCCTTTCCGGTATTTCAGGATCGTTGTTAACGGCCAGCATGAAACGGCGCTGGATGGGGGCAATTTCGCTTTTCTTGTAAATGCGTTCAGCCTTTTCAACATCCCCCAGTCCGGCAGTGTTCTGCGGGACAATACCGGCGAGGCCGGCAGGGAAACGGTGCGCGTTCAGAATGTCCTGGGCGCTGATGTTTTTGATGTTGGCAAATTCATCCTTCGCGGAAATATCCCCCATTTCAATGAATTTGATGGCGTCGCCGTCTCCACCGGGAATGTTTACAAGGATGGTGGAGAAGTTACCGATCCCTTTGCTGTCACGCAGCTGCTGTTCAATTTCTTCCTCCATTTCGTCCGTCATGCTGGGATCGCGAGTATAAAGAATACCGCCTGTGTGCGCACCGTTGTGGTAATAGCGGCGTCGGAAAATGACCGCTTCACTGTTAAGTAACGCGGAATGCACACCGCCGATGTAGTCCGGCAGTCCGTAGATATGCTGTTGTGGGTCATACATTTTGATGAAGATAATATCTTCTTCTGGCCATACCTGCGGTTCTCCTTCCTGTAACACCACGTAGTCACCGGGCTTATCCAGGGCGTTATCTCTGACTTTGCGGCGGCGAATATACAGACCGGGCAAGGGTTCAAGTGCGATCACGTCGCCCCAGCCGTTACGAATTTTGGCAATCGCAATATCCCCAAAGGTTATATAGTCAAACGCTGCCGCTTCCAGCTGGTCGTGAATAAGCCCGCCCCCCAGGTAGTCTGAAACAATCATGTTTTTGCGGGCGTGAATGATGCCGCCGTGCTGACCGTTAAGATTAATCAGCTGTGCGAGTGCCAGCCGGTCAATCGGCTGGGTGAAGTGATCGGCGGCATTGTCGTACCAGATATCACGGTAATCTGTGCCGGTAGTCAGAACCGGTTCAGGTTTGCCGAATGTGATAATGCTCATCTTTTTTGATTTGTCGCCGCGCTGGTCGCGCTTAACAAAGCGTTTCTTTTTACTCATGCTGCCTCTTTCCTTACACCCCAGCGGGATTTAGGTTTGTTTTCATAGTTAAGGGGTTCGTTATGCAGACCGTGGGTAATCGCCCAGAACGCCTCCGCGTGGCCAGTATCCTGGCTGCGGTCAGCGACAAACGTCATGGCGTTGCCGCTTTGTGTGGTGGTTCGGCGCACAGACATAAAGCTGGCCGCGATCTCTTTCAGGTTTTTATCCCACTCAATACGTTGGCTTTCCACCACGTCCACCGCTTTCAGCACCAGTTGATTTTTGGTGTTCAGGTCGTAACGAATAGGGACGGCCACGCGCATGGCAAAATGCTGAATGTTGTCAAAAACACCCTGGCCAATGCCGGTAACGTCTACTCCCAGATAAGTGAAGTTGTATTTTTTGAACAACTGCTCGATCTGTTTTGCCTGATACCGGAAGTTCATGCCTTTCCAGTAAATCACCTTCAGAACGCGGAACTTCTCCACGGCGAGCATCGGCGGGGCGATGATGACAAAACAAGACAAATCACCGCTGCGAGCCGGGTCAAAGCCGCCCCAAACTGGCCTGTCACCGAATGGCCGCGCTGCATCAGGGTTGTGATCCTGCCAGGTGTCGATTTCAACGCCGCAGGCTTCCAGGTCAGAAAAGCTGAAAACGGAATCTTTGCTGTCAACGAACACGCACATATAGAGCATGTTAAAAGTGGCGTCGTTGTAGCGGTTGCGAAGTTTCTCGATGTTCGCCAGGTTGAAACCGCCCGCAATGGCATCTTCCATCGTAATGACGTAGCGCCATTGCCCATCCGGGCAGAGTCGCCCGCCGTCACGCATGTCGTTAAAGGACGGAAACTTAATGGCCGCACGTTTTTTACTGCCCTGTTTCCACTCATCGCCCGTCCAGAACGGGTAAGCCTGGTGCGTTTTTGCCGATGGCGTTGAAAAATAGGTGGTGCGCCACTTGTCATGTGTGGCCATTGCGCTGGCCACTTCGTTAAGTTTTGCAAAGTTTGGCACCCAGAAATATTCGTCACAGTACAGGTGGCCACTGTAGGACTGGGCGGTGTTTTTGTTGGTGGAGAGAAAACGCAGTTCTGCGCCGTTGCTTAAGCGGATCGGGTTGCCGGTTAGCGTAATACCGAAATACTGCTCTGCAATATTCACGATGTAAGACCGGAACACTTCAGCCTGTGCCTTTGACGCTGACAGAAAGATTTGCGGATCGCCGGTCATCACCGCGTTTTCAAACGCTTCAAACGCAAAATACCAGGTCGCACCGATCTGGCGGCTTTTCAGGATGTTCCTGACAAGCTGGCCAATGTTATTGCGCAGGTGTTTCTGATATTCAAAAAGATGTTCTTCAGCCCATGCGTCAAAGTCCTCCTGCGTCAGCGACGTAATATCGTTTTTCTTGTATTTCCGTTTGCTGCGTGATTCGTCGTCATTGTTGTCCCGCGCAGCTGCTTGCCCGGAACTCTGACCGCTGGCCATTTTCTCTTTGTGTTTATTACTCTGCGCACGCAGTTTCGTGGCATGAGCAATGAGCATGTCCATTTCTTTCAGGTCGAGATCGGTTTTGTTATCGCGGCTGGCCAGCAGCTGGTAACGGCGTTCAATTGCTTCCTCTGTGCTTTCAAAACTGAGCAAATCCGCCCAGCTGTATTTCTCCGCCCAGTAGTAAACGATCCGCGCATTCGGCAGATTTAATTCAGATGCGATTTCCTTTGGCGTATAGCGGCGCAGATAAAGTGCGCGAACAACGCCTTTTAATTCTTCAGAGTATTTAGCCATGCGGATAATTATGCCGTGGCTGTGATGAAAAAACGGTGGTGTTAATTCGTGTCTGTTCGGTAAAGCGTTATAACCGAACTGTTCAGAATAAAGCGTAATGCGGTGGTGGTTTTATTTGGCAATAATTGGTTTGCAGCGTCAGGGAGTGGAACAGGGGGGATATGTCACATTTAAAAACTGACTGGCTGTGTGTTGCTACTGAAGGGGATACCGTTGATGGCAGGGTAATTAAACGGCAGTGGATCATTGATATGGGGGAAACCTATGACTATAGCCACTATGTCGCTTTAATCTGGCCAGAACATGAGGATGATTGCGGGAATTTTGGTGAAGTGCTGGAAGCCACCTGGAATGATGGTGAAGATGGACTGGCACGGTTATATGTCAGCCTTTGCCCGAATATGCGTCTGATTTTCGCAAATCATGAAGATCAGCTTTTGTTCTTCTCCATTGAGCCGGAAGAAAACTGGCGCGGTAGCGGGCGTACTTACCTGAAAGGGCTGGCGGTAACAGATACACCTGCCAGCGTTGGCACCACACGGCTGCGCTTTAGTAGTCGGCGCAATAAATTAACAAAGCAGGGATATTACAGCTGTGTAATTTCCCGCGACGGAAAAATTAAACAGGAAGCAAGAATGAAGAACTGGCAGAAACTGTTTGGTATTAAGCCAAAGTTTGAAGATGAAACGCCGCAGGATAATCCTGCTCCGGATGAAGATAAATTACAGGCGCTTGCCAATGTGGTGAACGATCTGGAAGCGCGAGTGGCGAAAATTGAAACTCAACTGAATGACGTTCAGGGTGATGTTGACACAATTGCTGAAGTGGTGGATACGCAGGAATTTGCGGCAATTCGCGATAATGCAAAAGAAATCGTAACCCGCTTTAACGAACTGGGTAATAAAAACACCCGTACACCGGGGCGTACTATAAAAGATAAAGCCGGGAAATTTAATTTCCTGTAATTCGCTTTATTGCTAATTAGCCCAGAATATATTTTTAAATCGCTTAATTGCGAGGGAGTTTTATGCACCTTAATAATCGTGCGCGGGATTTACTGGATAAATATTCGGCGGGGATGGCGCAGCAGTTTGGTGCGCGTGATACCAGTCGATATTTTTCCCTGAATGACCCGCAGGAAAATGCGCTGCGTCTTGCGTTGCTGGAGTCCGTCGAGTTCCTGAACATGATCACCTGTCTGGATGTTGACCAGCTGAGTGGCCAGGTGATCTCTGTCGGTTCCTCTGTGCTGCATACCGGCCGCAGCGAAAATGGCCGTTTCATTCGTCAGGTAGGCGTTGACGGTAATGACTATTCCCTGGTTGAAACAGACAGCTGTGCCGCGTTGCGCTGGGATCTGCTTTCTGTCTGGGCAAACGCCGGTAAGGACGAAAACGAGTTTTACAACCTGGTACAGGCATTCACCACGCAGGCTTTTGCGCTGGATATGTTGCGCATTGGTTTTAACGGTAAAAGTCGCGCGAAAACCACTGATCCGGAAACTAACCCGAACGGCGAGGATGTGAACGTTGGCTGGCATGAGCGTATGAAAACGCTGCTGGGCGGCAATCAGATTATGACGGATGCCGTGGTGCTTGATGAGGCCGGGGATTACAAATCACTGGATGCAATGGCGTCCGATCTGATTAACGCCAAAATCCCGGCACAGTTCCGCAATGATCCGCGTCTGGTTGTTCTGGTTGGTGCCGATCTGGTCGCAGCTGAACAATACCGACTGTATCAGGCAGCAGACCGTCCGACTGAAAAAATCGCGGCGCAGATGCTGGGAAGCACCATTGCTGGCCGTCCGGCTATTATCCCGCCGTTTATGCCGGGTAAACGCATGGTGGTTACGCCGCTTTCTAACCTGCACATCTACACCCAGCGCAATACCCGTATGCGTAAGGCGGAGTTTGTTGAAGATCGTAAGCAGTTCGAAAACAAATACCTGCGCAATGAAGGTTACGCGGTGGAAGTGCCGGAGCTGTATGCGGCTATTGATGAATCCGCTGTGACAATCGGCAAAGTCTCCGAACCGGTGGAGGGTTGATAAATGGCACTTTCCCCCGCGCAGCGTCACAGCCAGCGTATTGCGATGGAACAAAAGCTGAAGCGCAGCCAGGCACTGGAAACCACGGAAAGTATGCACTTGCTGGTCAGGGCGCTGGAAACGGATGTGGAATATATTCGAAGTCTGCCTACCATCGCCGATCGCGTCGAGTACAAACGCAATGTGCTGTTGCCGCGCTGGGTTCCCACTGTGGAAGCCTATCTGGAGAGTGGCCAGGAGTATGCAAATCCGGTTTTTGCCTGGTGTGTTATCTGGCTGTTTGACGTGGGCGATCTGGATAAGGCGCTGGACTGGGCTGACATTGCTATCAGCCAGCAGCAGGCAACCCCGGATCGGTTACGCAGCAATTTTCCCACTTTCGTGGCGGATACGATGCTGGCATGGGCGCAGGAAACCGCAGGGCGCGGGGAAAGTGTGGAGCCTTATTTCACCCGCACGTTTGAGCGGGTGGCAAACACCTGGCGACTGCATGAGCAGGTGACGGCCAAATGGTTCAAGTTTGCCGGTCAGGAGTTGCTACGCAATGACGATGGCCAGAAAACGGCGGCGGGCGTGGATGATATTGAAACGCTGGAAAAAGCCGATCAGCTGCTGGCTATTGCAGAAAAACACTACTCAAAAATTGGCGTCAGAACGGCGCGGCAGACAATTGCCGCCCGTATCCGAAAACTGACTCAAGGGTAAAGACTACCGCAAGCCAGGCGGACGCGGTGGAGGGCAGAACACCTTGTGTGTAACTGCGCCGTGGAAACCGGCCAGTCCGCCTTTTTCGGGGGATTTATGTTTAGCGGAAAGCCGCTGGATTATCAGGATGAACCGCTGACCAATAACGGATTCTGGCCAGATCTGAATCTGAAGGATTTTCAAGCGCAGCGGTCACTACCGCCAGATATTGACGCTGACACCATCAGCCAGGCGTTGCTTGCAGCGGTGGCGGAGGTGAATGCGGAACTGGAAAACGTGGAGTCCAGTTGGATAGCGAAAGGCTACACGCTGGCGGCAGAGGTACCAGGTGTAAAAATGGGCGGACTGAACAGCCTGTGCGCCCAGTATATGAAGGCCGTTTTTGCTAGGGCAAAAGCGGATCTGCTGGGGGAGTTCGCCACTATCGGGCGGCGCGATACTCATCCGGGACAGGAAAGTATGGAAACCCGAGCGGGGTTACTGGCTGAAGCATCGGTGGTGATCCGCCGTATGAAAGGGCTGAAACGGGCAACGGTGAAAAAAGTATGAGCCAGACGCAGATCCAAAGCCTGACCACATTTTTTAAAGATAACGTCCCGCCCCGTGCGATGCAGTCATTTGACAGTGTGCTGGATGAGATGAAGTTCATCCCTGCGGCGAAGGATTACGGGCTGGGACAATATCGCCAGGCGGTTATCCGATATGACGCGGTTCTGAGCTGGGAGCGTTTCCCGTATCGCCTTTGCCCGCCGCAGTTGCTTATGTCCTTACTGGCTGCGTGGCTGGATGATGCTGACAGGGAACTACTGGATGAAGTGGGGCTGAGTGAAGCTGAACCTGACTGGGATGTGTCGGTGGAGGATGAGGAAGTGGCCACTGTGGTGCTGACTGTTCCGATGGTAGAAGAACTGGTGATCAGGCAGGACGAAAACGGGGCTATTCCGTGGCGGGGTGAGCGCTGGTCACTGGTTGAGCCTGAAATCTGGACGGCACTGACCGCCAGTATTTACAGCGTGGATGAGGCCGGTGCGCCGGTGGGGGATAGCGAATGATTGCCGGTGGCGAGCTGAATAAAAAACAGCTGGCCGAATTGCGCAAGGCACTGGCCAGCATGGAGCTGCCGCCGAGAAAACGGCAGCGTCTGATCTGGCGTCTGGCCAAATATGGCGTGATTGCTGCGGCAAAGCGGCATGTGCGCAATCAGGAATCCCCGGATGGCCAGAAGTGGCCGGGACGTAAGACAAAACGCAAAGGGAAGATGCTGCGCAACCTGCCAAAGCTGCTGCATATCCGTGAAATGCCAGAAATTCAGGCTGTGCGGATCTATTTACAGGGCGGTGGATACCGGAACGGGGAAGCGCCGGTACCAGCCGGAACGGTGGGGTACGCGCAACAAAACGGAATGCGCGTAAAGGTCAGCCGCAGTAATCAGCCACGGAAGGCAGAGGCCGGGAAAATGGCGACGCCTGCCCAGGCCAAAAAATTACGGGCGCTGGGGTACCGGGTGAAAACCGGTAAGAGATGGAAAAAGCCCACACAGGGCGAAATCACCAAAACGATGCCATACAGCCAGGCGGGGCTGCTGATTCGAAAACTCAGTAATAAAGCCGTGAAAACCAGCTGGACAGTGGATCTTCCTGCTCGTGTGTTTCTGGGCATGAATGATGATGAATTTGACAAGGCGCTGGCGCGTCAGCTTCAGGCCATAGGTTTTGGCTGGGATGTTAAGGCGCAGGATATTAAGGGGAAAGCATGACCTGGCCAATTGTGACGGTAAACCAGGTAAACCAGCTGATGGGCGAAACCAATGAGGTGGAACGCACACTGCTGTTTATCGGTACGGGTACCAAAAATGTGGGGAAAACGCTGGCGGTGAATGCCCAGAGTGATTTTGATTCACTGCTGGGCGAGGAAGCCAGCCCGCTCAAAAATGATGTTCTGGCTGCGCTGGCGAACGCTGGCCAGAACTGGTGGGGGTTCATTCACGTTCTGCCAGCTGACGCGGAGGCAGATGCCTGGGTGAAAGCGGTTCTGGCCGCGCAGGTGGTGTGCTCTGTGGAAGGCGTGGTGCTGTCTGACGATGTGACCGCTAAAGCGCAGGTAAATCAGGCCGTGACGTTACGATCCACCCTGATTTCAAAGTATGGCCGCTGGGTGTGGTTTATCCTGGCCGCGCAGGGAATGCAGGACGAAGAAGCCCAGGCGGATTATCTGGTACGCATGGCCACCCTTCAGGATGGCATTGCAGAAAAGGCAGTGCAGCTGGTTCCCCGCCTGTGGGGAAATGAACCGGGCGTGCTGGCTGGTCGCCTTTGTAGCCGTGCGGTAACCATTGCTGACAGTCCGGCGCGGGTTAAAACCGGTGCTCTGATGAATCTGGGCAGTGATGAGATGCCGGTTGATGGTACCGGAGAAGTGCTGGAACTGGCCACACTTCAGGCGCTTGAAGCACAGCGTTTCAGTGTGCCGATGTGGTATCCGGATTATGACGGTTTTTACTGGGCAGATGGCCGCACGCTGGATGTTGAGGGCGGCGATTATCAGTCGATTGAAACCCTGCGCGTTGCGGATAAAGCTGCCCGCCGTGTTCGTCTGCTGGCTATCAGCAAAATCGCGGATCGCTCGCTGAACAGCACGCCGGGAAGTATCGCCGCACATCAGACATTGTTTGCCCGTCCATTGCGTGAAATGTCCACTGCGGCCAGCATTAACGGTGTGTCATTTCCGGGTGAAGTGAAGCCGCCGCAGGATGGTGATGTGACCATTGTCTGGAAAAACAAAAAGGCGGTGGATATTTACATTGTGGTGCGCACCTGGGAAGTGCCGCTGCAAATCACCATCAGTCTGTTACTGGATGCGAGTCTGGAGGCCACAGCATGACCAAACGTATTTCGGGTATGTCGTTTGACACCTATATGGACGGCGATCTGATCCATATCGAGAAAATCACGCTCGATATTACGGATAACAGCGCTGCCGCCCAGACGCGTGGCGTCCCTGATGGGTATGTGGATGGCGATGTTGCCGCTGAGGGGGAAATTGAAGTCAGTTCAAAAACACTTCAGGTGCTGACAGCCAAAGCCCGTGCAGCGGGTTCATGGCGTGGGCTTCCACCACTTGATTTTCTTTTCTATGCCAAAGCCAGTAGCGAAGAAATGAAGGTGGAGACGTTCGGCAATAAATTGCAGGTCAGCAACCTGCTGGATATTGATCCGAAAGGTGGCGGTGTGACCACGCACAAAATCAAATATTTCGTGACCAGTCCGAAATTCGTCAACATCAACGGTGTGCCGTATCTGGAAGCGGAAGCCACAGAAAACTTGATCGGATAAGGGGCAGGGATGCAGGAACATGAAAAGAGCCTTTATTCACTGCTGATCATTGGCGCACTGATTGCCATCGGCAATGTGCTGACCAGTAATGACCCAATCACGCCGCGCCTGTTTGCCGGTCGCGTGATCCTGGGCAGTCTGGTTTCAGTGGTGGCCGGGGCGGTACTAATTCAGATCCCGGATGCCAGCCCGCTGGCCATTCAGGGGCTGGGGGCGGCGCTGGGGATTGCCGGTTATCAGGCGGTGGAAGTGTGGCTGCGCAGACGTGCAGCGGGAAAGCAGAACGGGAGCAAGACAAATGACCCTGAGTGAAAAACAGCAATTATTCACAGTCATGGTGGCCAGTCTGATCCACTGGGCAGAAGAACATGGCTACAGACTGACGTTCGGTGAGGCTTACCGTACACCAGAACAGGCCGCGCTGAATGCGAAGAAAGGCAGCGGTATTTCTAACAGCCTGCACACCCAGCGGCTGGCGGTGGATTTCAATCTGTTCGTGAACGGTCAGTACAAAACCCGCACAGAAGATTATCTGCCACTGGGGGAATACTGGGAATCACTGGGTGGTGCCTGGGGCGGACGCTTTAAATCCAGACCGGATGGCAATCATTTCAGTCTGGAACATAACGGGGTGCGCTGATGAGCAGCGGGCAGTGGCTGGTTGTGGTGGCGCTGGCGTTTGTCTGGGGCTGGCTAACCGCTGACTGGCGGCGTGATAGCTTAGAGCTGGCAATCAATACAGCGGCGCAGGTGGCCGGTAATGAATCGCGAAAAGCAATGCAGGGTATTGCCAGTGATTCGGCCAGAGCGCTGGAAGATAAACTGGAGGCGTTAAAAAATGTGGCACCGCGAGAGATACGCACGGAAATACTTAAGCCCGTTTTTACTAATCATTGCCTGTCTGATGAGTTTGTCAGCATGTACAACAGCGCCGCAGTCGGTACCGAACGTGCGTTATCAGGAAAACCTGAAAACTAAATGCGCCACGCAGTTGCCGCGCCTGAATGGTGCCACGGGTAAAGACGCAGCAGAATTACTGACGATTTATCTTGAAATTTATGGCCAGTGTGCTGCGCGTCATAATCAGTTAGTGGACGAAATTAATTTAAGAGAGAGTATTAGAGATGGAACAAATTAAACTGTGTGTTTGTGGTGTTGATATTGTTTTTGAGCCAAATCAGACCGCCTACAACAAATTTATTAATGAAATGGCGATGGATAATAAAATTGCCCCAGCACATAACTATCTGACGCGAATTGTGGCAACGGAAAGTAAAGAAGCATTGGCAGAAGTATTAAAGCGTCCGGGGGCTGCACTTCAACTGGTTGGCAAAGTAAATGATATTTATGCGCCTGAACTGGAAATTGAAGTAAAAAACTGACAAAGCGAGTCCATGAAATTGAAAGAAATGGACTCGAACAATATTTAATTCTTCGACGTCATTATTTACCGCATGGTCAGGATTCCGTTGATGATATCGCCGCCGCTATCTGGCTGGATAATCGTCACTGGGAATATACAGGAATAGCCGTGGCCAATGGTGTGGCAAAAGCATTTAAAGGCACTGAATGAAACAATTAGATTTTACATTAAGCCTGATTGATAAATTATCCCGCCCGTTAAAACAGGCGCAGGGTAATGTCACCGGCTTTGCGGAAAAATCAAAAGCGGCCTTTATGCAGATTGGCGGCGGCGCGATGGCGCTGGCCGGTGTCGGGATGGCGATCAGGGGCGCGTTATCACCGGCAATTGAAATGTATGACGCGCTGAATGATGCCGCCGCAAAAGGTATCGATGATTCCGCGCTTAAGACCGTTCAGCGTGATGCCCTGCGCTTCAGTACAACCTACGGTGCCAGCGCGGTGGAGTTCGTTAAATCCACGGAAAATATTAACGCTTCCATTGCCGGACTGACGGGTAATGAACTGCCGAAGGTGACGAAAGTCGCCAATACCCTGGCTTTTGCGCTCAAGTCCACAGCGGCGGACACGGCGGAATTTATGGGGCAGATGTTTGGTAACTTTTCCGCCGATGCCGCCAGACTGGGCAAGGTTGAATTTGCCGAGCAGCTGGCGGGCAAGATGGTTTATATGCGCAAAACATTTGGCACAGAAATGGCCACTATCAAGGATTTGATGGAAGGTGCGCGCGGCGTAGGGACTAACTACGGCGTGGGACTGGATGAACAGCTGGCCATTCTGGGGCAACTTCAGCGGACACTGGGAACGGAAGCCAGCAGCGCCTATGAAGGATTTATGACTGGTGCGATTGATGGCGCTAAAAAGCTGGGGCTGTCCTTTACTGACTCCACCGGCAAAATGCTGTCCATGCCTGAAATGCTGATCAAGTTGCAGGGCAAATATGGCAAAAGCCTTGAAGGGAACCTGAAAGCCCAGGCGGAACTGGATGCAGCCTTTGGTGACAGTTCTGCAGTGGTTAAACAGCTTTACGGCAATGTCGCGTTACTTCAGCGGAACATCACCGAACTGGGCGGCGCGGACGGTCTGAAGCGTACCCAGGAAATGGCTCAAAAAATGGTTAAGCCGTGGGATCGCTTTGTGCAAATCCTGAAAGCCATTCAGACCGTGATCGGGCTGACGCTGATCCCGGTGCTGTATCCGGTTCTGAATCGCCTGGCTGATATGGGGCAGACCTTTGCCCGCTGGATGCAGTTATTTCCTAACATTGCCCGTGTGATTGGTTATGCGTCGATGGCACTACTGAGCTTTGCCGCCGTGGGGGCGGTGGCCAATATCGTGATGGGAGTATCCAGATTCATCATGATGGGATTGCGCGGGATCTGGGGGGCGTTAACGGCGGTTACGAAAATCTACACGGCCACTGTCTGGCTGGCGCAAATGGCGGTAATCGCCTGGAATACCACGCTGAAGTTTTTGCGCGGTGCGTTACTGGCGGTACGCATGGCCGCAATAATGGCCGGAATTGGTATCAACCTGATGAGCTGGCCGATCCTGCTTGTGATTGGTGCCATTGCGCTGCTGGTTGCCGGTTGTTATCTGCTGGTTAAGCACTGGGACACGATAAAAGCAGCGGTGATGAATACCGAAGCCTTCCAGACATGTGCCGCCGTGGTGAAATGGCTGGCGGGGATCTTTGCTTCAGCCTGGCAATATATCAGTGAAGGATGGAACAGCTTTATTTCTTTGCTGACAGGATTTTCACCGTCTGAGGCATTAAAGGGAATGGCCACCGGCATTATGTCGCTGTTTGATAATGTCTGGAAGTCAATCAAAGGGGGATTTCTTAAATCGTGGAACTGGATTGTTCAGAAACTGAATAAAATTCCCGGCGTGGATATTTCACTGGCCAGTGAAACCACGCAGCCATTAACCGGAAATACACTGTCGACGGGTGGTGATTTAAAAGGTGTGGATAAAGGTGGTATCAGCAAAACAATCAGCAGCAACAGTAAATCCGTAACCGATAACAGCCGGAAAATTGGTGAAGTGCATTTCCATACCAAAGAAGCACTTTCTCCATCCCAGCTTATGGAATGGCAGGAGCTTGGCGCATGAGTAATGTTCTCTATATCGACTTGCTGATTCAGGGCGGTGACTTTGTTCTGAATACCGGTAATGAACCTGAATTATGTAATAACCGAAAAAGTATCGGGCAGGACATTATTCATTCCATTATTGAAAGCGGGTTAGCGACGGAATTAATCGCCGAACGTAGCCCGACAATGAGAGCGGATATTTTTACCCGCATGGAATTACTGATTGAAGATGATGAACGCATTGTGCCGGGTACGGTGGAAATCAGTGAAGAAAGTCAGAAGCGGCTGTGGGTAACCGCGAGTACATACGATTTTGGCGGGATCTCTGCGCAGGTGGATTTATGACGGAAAAACCGCAGGTTGATTTTGAAGAAGTGGTGAAAGACAGCGGTATGCCGGTAACGGAAGCCGAAGTGCGGGAACGCTTCAATGCAATTGCAGCAGATGAGGGAATTATCACCAATACATCCCGAATGTCACCGTTCTGGCGATTAATCACCGCCATTGTGACTGCCCCGGTGATGTGGCTTAAAGACGTTCTGGTGTTAACCGTGCTGGCCAATATGTTTGTGGCCACAGCCAGCGGGAGCATGTTGCGTCTGCTGGCCTGGGCGGTGAACGTCACGGCAAAACCGGCGAGCGCTGCACATGGGGTGATCCGCTTCTTCAAAGAAGATGCAAAAGCTGTGGTGACGGTGAAAGCCGGGACGGTTATCCAGACAGAACGCATTAACGGGCGAGTTTATGAGCTGGCCACCACTGAGGATGTGGTGATCGCTTCCGGTGCGGCCAGCGCATTACTGCCGGTGAAAGCCACCGGCACCGGGGGCGCGTATAACCTTGCGCCTGGATATTACCGCATTCTGCCGGTGGCGGTCAGTGGTATTAGCCATGTGGTCAGTGAGGAAAACTGGCTGACCGTACCGGGGGCTGACGAGGAAAGTGATGATGAACTGCGCGAGCGTTGCCGCAATCAGTTTAATCTTGTGGGGAATTACCACACTGATGCGGTCTATCGCTCAATGATCGCCAGTGTTGCCGGGCTGAGTATAGATCGGATTTTCTTTGAGCATGAAGCACCGAGGGGGCCAGGAACAGCCAACGCCTTTTTATTACTGGACAGTGGGGTGGCATCAGCGCCGTTCGTGGATGCGGTGAATGACTATATCAACACGCTGGGACATCACGGGCACGGTGATGATATGCAGTGTTATCCCATGCCGGAAACGCTTCACGATCTGGCCGTCACTGTTTATGTCAAAAATCTAAACAACTTCAGTGACGAAGAGGTGAAAACGCTGAAGGGCGGCATTGAGAACATGATCCGCTGTGCCTTTCGTGAAAATGCTGATTATGACGTCAGAAAGACGTGGCCATATTCACGGTTTTCCTTTTCGCAACTGGGGCGGGAAATTCATAAAACCTTTGCGCAGACGGAATCACTGACATTTTCGCTGGGAGACATTACCAGTGAACTGAGCGTGCCGCGTCTGAAATCACTGACGGTGAATATTGAGAATGAATGAGTTCATGAAAAAGCTGGCCGGGATGGTCTTGCCTTCCTGGATGAATAAAGGCGAACCGGGGAAATTGCTGAACACGGCGCGGCGGTTCTGGGCTGAGGTTTACGGCTGGGTTACCTGGCCAATGAACCAGTTTGATCCGCTGACGTGTACACCGGCATTACTGAATCTGCTGGCTTATGACCGGGATATCACCCGCTTTGATGGTGAACCGTTGACCCTGTTTCGCAAACGCGTGGCTTTTGCCTTCGTGAATGCGCGGGATGCCGGTTCAGTAGAGGGGTTTATCAATATCTTTGAACGGCTGGGAATTGGTTATGTGGAGCTGTTAGAACGGCAACCGGATATCGACTGGGATGTGATTCTGGTTCGGGTTACAGACAGCCAGATTGCAGACAACACGCAGCTGCTGATCCAGATAATCCGCCAGTACGGGCGAACATGCCGCCGTTATCAGTTTGAGGTGATCACGTCTGAAAGCCTGGTTATCAGGACTGGGTGGGATCAGGGGGAATATGTGGTTTATCCGGCGACGTTAGCAGGGACGGAAGCCCGCAGCGCAACATTCAACGCGAGTTTGTAAGGAGGTTTTTATGTCACAGACAGCCATCACACTGGCGTTTGAAAACTGGAAAGCACAGCAGGGCGCAACGGGTGAACCGGTACTACTGGACGAATTTGTTTTTGCCAGTGTGCCGGATTTAAACCCGGATACACCTGTTGACCGCAATGAAGCGTTGCCCCCGACAGCACAGATTGTTCACCGGCAATCTGTTACCCGCACCGGTGTGGTGAATGAAAACGGGGTGGTCTATTCCGTAGTGCTGGGCGCAGATGTGGGAGATTTCAGTTTTAACTGGATCGGTCTGCTCAATAAGGCAAGCGGTACGCTGGCAATGATTGTCCATGCACCATCACAGCAGAAACTGAAAACAAAAGAAGGGCAACAGGGGAACGTGCTGACCCGTTCGTTTCTGATGGAGTACAACGGCGCACAGACGGAAACCGGGATAAATACGCCCGCTGAGACCTGGCAGATTGATTTCACCGCGCGTATGGCCGGAATGGATGAGCGCCAGCGCCTTGAAAATATGGATATCTATGGTGCGGCTGCGTTTTTTGGTAACGGGTATCTGGTAGCCAAAACCGGCAATCAGTTTTTTGTCACGAAAGGCACGGGTTATGTGGCTGGACTTCGTGCGTCACTGGCTGCGAATCAGAATATTACGGTGACGACAAAGCCGGTAAAAGTCTGGCTGGATGTGTGCTGGACAGGGACGCTGACCAGTGTCTGGAATGTGCAGAGCAAAATCACGGTGGCTGCAAATCTTGCTGATTACGTTCAGAACGGGTGTCAGCATTATGTGTTTGCGGTGGCCAGCATTGATGTGGATGGCAACATCACGGATCTACGGCCAAAAGGTAGCCTGGGAGAACAGCAGGCCAGCAGCGATTTTTTGCGTAAGGAGGCAAACCTTGCTGATGTTAACGACAAAGCGAAAGCCAGAAAAAGTCTGGAACTGGGTGAACTGGCGGTTTTAAGTCGTAGTGATGTTCTGCCGGTTGGTGTGCCGCTTCCGTGGTCAACGAATATCCCGCCTGCAGGGTGGGCAATTATGCAGGGACAATCTTTTGATAAGGTTGCATATCCTTTACTGGCCATCGCGTATCCGTCGGGTGTTATTCCTGACATGCGCCGCCGGACAATCAAAGGGAAACCAGACGGCCGCGAAGTTTTGTCCTATGAAGATGATGGCAATAAATCCCACTCACACACAGCCAGTGCATCCAGTACCGATTTGGGGACGAAATCAACATCCTCATTTGATTACGGTACTAAAACGGCGAGCACATTTGACTATGGCACGAAAACGACAAATACAACGGGGGCGCATGCACATACGCTGCCTGTACTTAATGAAGAAAAAGGTGATGGAAACAACGCTGCGGGGGCTACGGGGTTTACGGTTGGAACCGCAACAACATCGTCTACTGGGGCACATGCCCATACGGTTGGCATTGGCGCACATAATCACACCGTAGGTATTGGCGCTCACTCTCATACCGTAGCCATTGGCGCACACAGTCACACCATTACCATCGCCGCGTCGGGCAACGCAGAAACGACCGTTAAGAATATTGCATTTAACTACATAGTGAGACTCGCATAATGACTTTTAAAATGAGTGAAACCGATCAAACAGTTACTGTTTATAACCTGCGTTCCGACACGAATGAATTTATTGGTTCAGGTGATGCTTTTATTCCTGCGCATACTGGACTGCCAGCCAACTGCACAACAATAAAACCACCGGTAATCAAAGTGGGGTTTGTGGCAATTTTTGATTCAGAGAAGCAAAGATGGATTTCCCGTGAGGATCATCGTGGTGAGGTGGTGTTTGATACAGAAAACGGTAATGAACTGGTGATCACCGAGCCAGGTGTTTACCCGGAAGGGACAACCACGTTAGCACCGGCTAATGCCTGGCAAAAATGGAATGGTAAGGCGTGGGTGGATGATGCGGAGGCCATGCGAATTGTATTAGTCAGCGAGGCAGACGCCGAAAAGAAAAGCCTGCTTAAACAGGCCAATGACGCCATTGCCACATTGCAGGATGCCGTTGATTTAGACATGGCAACCGAAGAAGAAGCACTGCTGCTTACCGCATGGAAAAAATACCGCGTTTTACTGAATCGTATTCAACCGGAAGATGCGCCGGAAATTGTGTGGCCGGAGGTGCCTGGAAATGTGGCGTGAAGCACGTCTGGCCTTTACGGATTCTGTTGCTGCTCTGAACTGTTCGATCGTCCCTGCGCATCCGTGGATTTATGGGCTGGGACAGCAGACAGCGAATGGGGCATATCTCAGTCCGGTTAATGCCGTTCGCTATCTTGCTGAACGCCTGGCCGGAACTGGAGGGAATGCGGACGTGGTGATTATGATGGTCACCGGACAGACGCAGGAAAACTTTATGGTCAGCCTGAATAACCTGGTCGGGATATTCCCCGCCCCGGCATTCACGCAGGTCAAACGGCTGGCGCAATCTGCCGCAGCTCTGGCTATTGAAAAGATGCAGATCCCTGCGAAATCCGGCGCTGCGTTACCTGCGTCCATTCCGCTGTCTGTACCAACCAGCAGGGTTGCTTTATCTGCTGCGGCAATCAGCCAGGCACAAAAGGCGGCGGGTGCCGGGTTTGATATCGAAGGGCTGAAAAAACAGCTGGGCGAGTTCACGCAGCTGCGTGACCAGCTTATCAGTGACGTGGTCAGCGGCCTGAATGATTTACAGGGAAAAAGTGCCAGAGCGTGGGTTTTTACTGCCAGCGGAGACACCGGCACCACGTTACTGGAACTGATGAAGGACATTCCGCAGCAGTCTGCCGTTTACACCGCAGCCATGATGCTGGTTGGTGATAATCTTGATGGAATAAAGGGAATGATTCATGACTTCGATCCCGACACTGGCGCTTAATGGCGAGGCCATCCAGCTGAAAAACATGCGGGTGACCGTTTCACAGCAGTTTCAGGATAAAGATCAGTCCGGCCAGACCAGCGCCACAACAAAATCAGAGCAGGGAGCAAAGGGAAAGGAACTGCGGATCAGCGGTGAAATACCTTTTAAACAGCCTGAAATACTGAAGCGTATTTTTGAGCTGGCCAGTGCTACCGATGCCAGTGGTAATCGTCAGAAGTACCGCGTGGCGCATGAAGTTGCCCGTGCAGTTAATTTTCGTGAAGCAACGTTCAGCGGAATGCTGGATGCGCCCCAGCAGGACGGGAAAATGTCCTGGCTGGTGACATTCACACTGGCGGAACATATCAGCGTGCAGGAAAAGCGAGAGGCCAGGGCAACAGGTAAGACGACCGCAAAAAAACAGACTGCCGGTAGTGCGGGACAGTCCGGTGGCCAGTCTGCCGGAGAGGATGAAGAAAAACTGACGTGGTTTGAACGCAAGGTGCTGAAGCCCGTCAATGATGCTTTGGGTTAATAATGAAACCAGTAAAACGTCTTTACCTTTCAACGGATGAAATTCACCTGGTGGATGCCAGCCTGGTACTGGAGCTGAACAGCTGCGGTCGGGGCTTCATCACCGCAGAGACAACAACCGATTACACCGGAAAACTGGTGCGGCTGGATGTGGGGTATACCGATCTGCTTTTGCGCTGGTTTACGGGGTACGTGGAGCGATCGCAGCCCGCAGAAAACGGTTTTCAGCGTCTGTTCATTCGTGAACTGGTAGGTGTGTTTGAAAGGATGTGGCCATGTTCGTTTCAGCACCCGACTTTGCGTGAAATTGCGGGCTGGCTGGAAGAAAACAGCGGGATCACGGTCAGTGTGCCTGATGCACAGTACAGCGATACCCCTATCCCACATTTTACTCATAACGGTACCGGCTATCAGTTGCTGAACAATCTGGGCAGGGCGTTCAGTATCCAGGATTACATCTGGTACCAGTTGCCTGATGGTTCGCTTTACGTCGGCGGTGCAGAAAAGTCATTGTTTGCCGGTCGTCCCGTAGAAATCCCGTCAGAGTTCAGCCAGGGGGCTGCTGGTGGTAACTCTGTGACATTACCAGTGATCCAGACTATGCGGCCAGGGGTGGAGATGAACGGTGAACGCGTGACTAAAGTTCACCTGACTAATGACACGATGGCGATCACATGGACGCCGAGAAACCGCGCAACGGGTAAACCTTTGCAGAAAACACCGGCGCAACGGCAGATTGAAAGCCATTACCCGGAACTGGCATCCGGGCTTCATTTGCCAAAGATGGCCAGAGTCGTGGCGCATTCAGAGCCGGTAAAAAGCGGTAACTTTGCCGATCCCTTCCGTCCACGTTACGCCGTGGACGTGCAGCTGCTTGACGCAGACGGAAATCCGGACAATCAGACACCTGTTTATTCAGCGGTGCCGCTGCCGGTACCAATGGCCGGGAATGATTCGGGTATGTTTCAGTTTCCGCCAGAAGGGACGCTGGTTGAGGTTGCATTCACGGGAGGCAGACCGGATAAACCCTTTATCAGGCAGACCCTGCCGGATGGTACCAGCCTGCCGGACGTTAAACCCGGTGAGCAATTGCAGCAGCAGCGGGAAGAAGTATCCCAGAGAGTGACGCAGGCTGGAGACTGGGTAAGGCAGACCGATCAGACCATCAGAGAAACATCAATGGTGCGAACCGTAAAAGCCGATACAGAACAGCGCGAGCTGGTCAGCCGTGAAACCACGGTGAAAGCCACGGATAAAACCACGGTACTGGGAACCGCCACACTGCTGGCCGGAGCCATCCAGCATGTAAGCGCCGGTGATTATAGCCAGGCGGTGAAAGGTAACAGGCTGGCCAGCATTGAAGGGAATGACGAAACTGAGATAACCGGGAAACAGTCCACTAAGGTGGCGGGAGCCGTAGATGTGGATGTGGGGGGAACCCTGACTGAAAAGATTGCTGCATTACGCAAATCGGTGGCATCGGGCGGTCAGCAGATTATGGGGCCAACCGTCCATATCGGCAGTGAAAGTGTAAACACGCTGACCATGATGTTGGACACCATTGATTTACTGGCAGAGCTGGCGCAGCAATGTGCGAGTCATTCGCACCCCAGTGTTGGTACGCCAACCAATGCCGGAGCGTTTACCCGGACGGCGACAAAGGCCGGACAGACCCGGAGCAAGTACCAGAACATCATTGCCTGACCATTCCAGACAGCCCGCAAAACGCGGGTTTTGTCGTTTTCTCAGTTCCTTGATAGGATTATTGCATACTCAAATGATAGGAATAGGGATATGAAAAATTTCATTATATTAGCTGTAGGGGCAGCAGTTTCATTTAATGTGTTTGCGGCTGAGGTTGTTTATGTGCCAACAGATACGAAGGCTAGTTACACGATTTTAGATAAGACTCGCGACGGCAGCATGGCTACTATAACAACTGAAAGAAAGGGGCCGTCTGGAACATCATATTCAAAGCGGCTGTACGACTGTACTGCCGGGACAGTTAAATATCTTGGAGACGGTGAGACCATCGAGCAGATGAATAACTCAGCACCAGATCCAAATATGGCCCCTATAGTTGACCGCTCAATTGCATACTACATTGGACAAAAAGCCTGCCAGTAA